GGAGTTGCATCACGTAAGGAGAAAAAACTTTATCAATCCTGCCATATTCTTCATAAGCAGGGTAGATATTATATTGTTCACTTTAAGGAGCTGTTTGCTCTTGACGGTAAACATGCAAATCTAACTGTGAATGATGTTCAAAGGCGTAATCGCATTATTCGCCTTCTTGCTGATTGGGGACTAATCACGATTGTTAATCCAGATAGTGCTGTTGATATTGCTCCATTGAATCAAATTAAAGTTCTTGCATATAAAGAAAAGAACGAATGGATTTTGGAACAAAAGTATAACATTGGTAAAAAAGGAAAACAGCAAGAAGATGCATCTTGATAAACAAGACCTACCAACCTTCTTTTTTGGTGAGGATGAAGTTCCTACTATTTTCTTAGGACAAACCATCCAAATATTTACTGAAGGTGCTAGAGATTATTACTGCGAAATGATAAGAAAAAATTTAAATACATCTTCTGAAAAATTTAGAGTGATATTTGAATTCACAAATAAAAAACACTAAATAAGTACGAGACCTTTCGTGCGGTCTCTACAAAAGTCGGAACACCCTAAAGAGAAGTACGGTTTTTACCTTGCTTCTCTTTTTGTTTTATGTTATAAATATTTTTGGATGCCGTAAGGGTCCACAAAACACAAACTCGCTTTTAAAGGAGCTACCATAATGACTAACCTCGCAAGGTATACTGCTGCGGATCTTCCTGCATTGATGGAAAGAATCAACAAGTATAGTATTGGGATGGATGAATACTTTGACCGTATTTTCCACCTTCACGAGACTACCACCAACTATCCTCCATATAATCTAGTTCAGGTAAGTAACGTAGAGTCAAGACTTGAACTTGCTCTTGCTGGATTTAAAAAGAAGGAGGTTTATGTCTATACGCAAGATGGAAAACTCTTTGTGGAGGGCCAGAAAGAAGATAAAGAAACGGAGTCCAACTATCTCCACAAAGGTCTGGCTCAACGGAGTTTTAAGAGAGCGTGGACACTCTCTGATGATACGGAAGTTAGATCAGTTGATTTTGAGGATGGGCTTTTGACAGTAACTCTTGGTAGAATCGTCCCCGATCATCACAAGAGGAAAGACTATCTTTAATTCTAAATTTTTCAATTCTAAATACATTTAGAAATTTTAAATTAAATGAAAACTTTCCACCAGTATCTTGAAGAACTAAAAATTATTAAGTATAAAATGGCAAAACCACATTTGGGATTACCAAAGGGAAAGGCATATGCGAAAAGATCATCTTCAAGTGCTGGCGGCGGTAGTGCAGATGGTGATGGGGGAGACGGAGAATAAATATATTTGAATATCGTCGGCGCGGGGAGCACCTGGCAAAATCCAGGTTGACTCCCCCTTTTTTTCTTGCTAGAATGACTAGAGGAATGGAAAAATCATGTCTATTAAACTTTTATTGTTAAAATCTGGAGAAGATATAATCGCAGATGTCAGCGAAATGGTTGCAGGAGCAGATTCCGAAAATCCAAGAGTAATAGGATATTTTCTGGATAAACCTTGTGTAGTTAAAATGCGTAACCAATCTCCAATTGGGAGTGACTCTGAGGAAGAAACTGAACACAAATTAGCATACCAAGTATCACTTTTTCCTTGGATGCCACTTTCGAAAGAAGTAAAGATTCCAATTCCACCAGATTGGGTAATTACAATGACTACACCAATCACTAAATTGGAAGAAATGTACACTGAAGAGGTAATTGAACGTGCAAAAAACAATCAAAATCTTGGCAATGATGAACGGGTTGATTTTACTGAGTCAGATTGAAGAAGTCGGAGCTGATATTGGCGAACCTGATTGTAAACTTGTTAAACCATTTGTCGTAAGAACGGATGATACACTTGAACCACTCCTTTGTGGTTACACTGATCAGGACACATTTATGATTAGTTCGGACAAGATTCTTACTCTTGCTGATCCGAAAACAAACCTTCTTGAAAAATATAACAATTTGTCTAAAGAATGAGATTTTACACTAATGTTCAATTGATTGGAAATCAATTTTTGGTTCGCGGAGTAGATAATGGTAAAAGATTTGAAACAAGAGATGAGTTCTTCCCAACTCTATATGTAAAATCTAAAAAAGAATCCAACTATAGGACATTGAGTGGAGAATATGTTGAACCAGTTAATCCTGGAACAGTTAGAGATTGTCGTGACTTTTATAGTAAATATGATGGTGTAGATGGATTTGAGATCTATGGCAATGATCGCTACATCTATCAATATATCTCTGAAAAATATCCTGAAGATGAAATTAAGTTTGATATTAATAAAATTAAACTTGTAACTCTTGATATTGAGGTCGCTTCAGAGGAAGGATTCCCCGACGTTGAATCTTGTTCTGAGGAAATTCTATCTATCAGCATTCAGGATTATACTTCCAAAAAGATTACTACTTGGGGAGTTAAACCATTTAAAAATACACGCAAGGATGTAACATATCATTATTGTCCTTCTGAGTATGAACTTTTAAACAATTTCATTAACTGTTGGATGGTTGATGTTCCAGATGTGGTAACTGGTTGGAATATTCAACTATATGATATTCCATACATTTGTAAACGTTTAAATCGGGTTCTTGGCGAAAAACTGATGAAGCGTTTTTCTAATTGGGGACTTGTAACAGAAGGAGAGACATATATTCAAGGAAGAAAGCATACTACCTTTGATATTGGTGGGTTGACTCAACTTGATTATTTGGATCTCTATAAAAAGTTTACCTATAAAGCTCAAGAATCATATCGTCTTGATTACATTGCTGAAGTTGAACTTGGACAGAAAAAACTAGACCACTCAGAGTTTGATACGTTCAAAGACTTCTATACTCAAGGTTGGCAAAAGTTTATTGAATACAACATCATTGACGTGGAACTTGTTGACCGTTTGGAAGACAAGATGAAACTGATTGAACTTGCTCTGACAATGGCATATGATGCTAAGGTAAATTATGCTGACGTGTTTTATCAAGTTCGCATGTGGGATAGTATAATTTACAACTATCTGAAGAAAAGGAATATCGTTATTCCTCCAAAACATAAAGCACAGAAAGATGAAAAATATGCTGGGGCATATGTTAAAGAACCTATTCCTGGAAAATATGATTGGGTAGTATCCTTTGACCTCAATTCACTATATCCGCATTTGATTATGCAATATAATATCTCTCCAGAGACTTTGGTGGAAGAAAAACATCCAACAGTTTCTGTAGAGAAAATACTCTCAAATCAATTGAATTTTGAGATGTACAAAGACTATGCGGTATGTGCAAATGGCGCAATGTATCGTAAAGATGTTCGTGGATTTCTTCCTGAGTTGATGGAAAAGATTTACAACGAACGTGTAATCTTTAAGAAGAAAATGCTTGCCGCAGAGCAAGAGTATGAGAGGACTAAAAAGAAAGATCTAGTCAAAGAGATTGCTCGATGCAATAACATTCAAATGGCAAGAAAGATTCAACTCAACTCTGCCTATGGTGCCATCGGAAATCAATATTTTCGATATTATAAATTGGAGAATGCGGAAGCAATCACTCTGTCTGGTCAAGTATCCATTCAGTGGGTTATGAATAAGATAAATTCTTATTTAAACAAAATTCTTAAAACTAGTGGAGAAGATTATGTCGTTGCTTCTGATACTGACTCTTTGTATATCAATATGGGCCCTCTGGTTGAAAGTGTATTCAAAGGCAGAGAGAAAACTACTCAAGGCATTGTTTCGTTCCTTGATAAGGTCTGTCGGGTGGAATTTGAAAAGTATATTGAAAGTTCTTACCAAGAATTGGCTGACTATGTAAATGCATATGACCAAAAGATGGTTATGAAGCGCGAATGTATTGCTGAGCGTGGCATTTGGACTGCAAAGAAGCGATACATCTTAAGTGTGTGGGATAGTGAAGGTGTTCGTTATGAGGAACCTAAACTCAAGATCAAAGGTATTGAAGCAATCAAATCTTCAACACCTGCTCCTTGCCGTAAGATGTTGAAAGACTCTTTCAACATTATGATGAGCGGAACTGAAGATGATATGATCAAATTTATTGATTCGTGTAGAGAAAAGTTTAAGAAACTTTCTCCAGAAGAAATATCTTTTCCACGTTCGGTTTCAGATGTTCAGAAATATCAATCTTCTTCTGACATTTATAACAAAGGAACTCCCATTCATGTTCGTGGAGCACTCCTTTTCAATCATTACATTAAGCAACACAAACTGACAAATAAGTACTCTCTTATTCAAAACGGAGAGAAAATTAAGTTTATCTACCTCAAAAAACCAAATATCATTCACGAGAATATTATTTCATTTATTCAGGAGTTTCCAAAGGAACTCAATCTTGACAAATATATCGACCATGAATTACAATTTGAAAAAGCATTTCTAGAACCACTTAAAACTATTCTCGATACTATTGGGTGGAGCATAGAAAAAACAGCAAACCTTGAATCATTTTTTGCCTAATGGATCTTCCTATCAACGATAAAGAACTTGATACAATTGTAAAAGCACTTGGTTTTGGTGGAGATGCTGCTTTGTATCATAAACTAAAACTTGTAAAAGAACTTAAAGAACAGGGTTTACCTTATAAAAAAATTCTTCGTGAACAATACGGGATGGTGGCATGATGATTAAACTGAATTATTATATCAAAGAGTTTCCAAACACAACACTCTTTAAGTTTTTTAAAACCGAAGAAGCAGTAGAGATGTTTAAATCTCAAAATCCAGATTATGTTTTTATTGGAGATAATTGATGGACTTTCTTAAAGATATTGTAAAAGAAATCGGTGATGACTTTACTAAGTTAGCATCCGATATTGATGAGACTGAAACTTATGTTGACACGGGTTCATACATTTTTAATGCACTGGTTTCAGGTAGCATATTTGGTGGTGTATCTGGGAATAAGATTACTGCTATTGCTGGAGAGTCTTCTACTGGAAAGACTTTTTTCTCTCTCGCCGT